GTATGGCGGGAAGACTGGGGAGGCTCCGTATTCCTGCGGTACTCCGAACTGTGGAATGTCTTTGAACTGCACGGACCTAAGGGGCGGGTAACACAGCTGGAAGAACTTAGCCTGTCCCCTGGTGATTTGTTTGCCAATGACTGGGCACTGGTTGCCATTGATCCACAGAGCGGATGGGTGAAACAATGATTACCTTTGCACTAGGTATCATGCTGGGCGCTGGGTGCTTGGCTGTATACAATGAGATGTATACAAGATGGTTGTATCAAGATGTCAAGAGACGCGCGAAACAGCAAGGCATCAGTGAACGTCAAATGAAAGATGCCCTTGTATGGGCTGCGACAGAAGAAATCGAGGAGAGCCTCATTGGCAAATAGAGTAATAAACAAAGAGATTGAGCAGGTCGCTATTGACCTGCTCAAGCACCACCCACGCAACGCTAACCAAGGTGATGTCGAAGCCATCAAGAAGTCCTTAGCAGTCAATGGTTGGTACGGCTCTGTGGTGGTCAACACGGGGACTAAACACATCCTAGCGGGGAATCATAGGGTCATGGCTGCCAAGGCGTTAGGCTGGGATACTGTACCAGTACAGTGGGTTGACGTTACTCCCGAAGAAGAGTTGCGGATTCTTGTTGTAGACAACCGTACAACCCGTATCGGGCAAGATGACACAACCAAGATTACCGACATCCTTGCTGAGCTTGCGAATACGCCTATCGGCCTTGAAGGTACGGGGTACGGTGCTGCAGACCTTGATGCTTTGATTGGTTCGCTCACTGGCTCTATGGATGAATACGAAGCAACGAACAAAGAGATAGATCCAGACACATTACTTTCTGATGATGCTGTTTCTTGCCCTCGTTGTGGCTTTGAGTTTGAACAATGAAATACCCGTATGAATGGAATCTAGCAGACGGCTACATCATGCCCCGTAACGGCTACAAGGTGTTTAGCACTTTTGCCTGTGGCGGTGGTTCGACAATGGGCTACAAGTTAGCCGGGTTTGAAATGCTGGGTATCTGTGAGATTGATCCGCAGATGGCGCGCATATACAAACAAAATCACAAGCCTAAGATGGTCTACTTGGAAGATATCCGTGTATTCCGTAAGCGTGAAGATTTGCCCGTTGAACTATTCAATCTTGACATCCTTGATGGTTCGCCTCCATGCTCATCATTCAGCACGGCAGGTAATCGGGAAAAAGATTGGGGCAAAGAAAAACAGTTTAGGGAAGGTCAAGCAAAACAACGGCTTGATGATTTATTCTTTGAATACATTGCCCTTGTGAAGCGATTGCAACCTAAAGTTGCAGTCGCTGAGAATGTTAGCGGACTACTTAAGGGAGCGGCTAAGGGATATGTCAAAGAGATACAAGCAGCATTCAAAGATGCTGGCTATGACCTCCAGGTATTCCTTTTCAATGCGGCATCCATGGGAGTTCCTCAGAAGCGACAACGGTCTTTCTTCATTGCTCGGCGTTCTGATTTGAATCTTTTACCGCTCAAATGTCACTTTGATGATAAGCCGATTACATTTGGACAAGTCAGAAGAGAAGGTGATGGCGCATATAAAAAACCTACTCCACGTGATTTAGATATATGGACTAAAGCAATCCCCAGTGACAAAGACTATGGGGATGTCAATATGCGAACTATCGGCAAACCGTCCGCATTCAATGCAAAGTTTATTCGTGATAATGATGTTTGCAATACGATTGTAGCTGCATCTGGATCAGCAATGACACTTCCAGAACATAAACGATTTATGAGCATCAGGGAGTTGAAGTGTTGTGGAACCTATCCGCAAGATTATGACTTCATGGATGCCGATCCAAAGTATGTAATCGGGATGTCTGTTCCTCCGGTTATGACCGCTCGTATTGCTGAACAGATTCAGTGGCAATGGTTGGACAAACTGGAGGCGAACAATGCCGGGTAAACCATCTAAGTACAACGATGAAACAGTGACACGTATAACGCAAGCACTTAGGGCTGGAAACACTCGCCGTGCTTCATGCTCTTATGCGGCAATCTCTGAAGATACATTTGCAAACTGGTTGCGAGACAAGTCGGAATTTGCGGACGCTATAAAAAAGGCAGAAGCGGATGCCGAGGTACGCAACGTGGCTATCATCCAAAAGGCAGCTGACAGCACATGGCAAGCTGCTGCATGGTGGCTTGAACGTAAGCACAAGCAGGAATGGTCTAGCAGGGTAGAACAGACTGGCGCAGATGGTAGCCCAGTCAAGGTGATCGTGGAGTACGCAGATAAGGCAACGGATGCCTGATATCAGGCTAGTCTTGCCAAGACCGCATGAAGCCCAACAGGTGATACTGCGGGAAGCCAAGCGGTACAACGTGCTTGCCTGTGGTCGAAGATTTGGGAAAACAACACTCGGTGGAAACCTGCTCAGTGACCCGGTGCTAAAAGATGCTTTGCCGTGCGCTTGGTTTGCACCTACCTACAGGCTCCTAGAAGAGGCATATAACGACCATAAGCGTATCTATGCTCCTGTCATCCGGCGAGCTGTGCAGACACCTGCACCGCGCATAGAACTGATTACCGGGGCAGCGATTGACTACTGGACGCTTGATGACCCTAGCACGGTTGCCCGTGGTCGTAAGTATAAACGAGTCATCATTGATGAGGCTGCGATGGCACGGCATCTAGAGCAAGCCTGGACGGAAGCAATACGCCCAACGCTTACAGACTACAAAGGCGATGCATTCTTTCTCAGCACTCCCAAGGGCTCTAACTACTTCAAGACCCTATACGGCATGGCTGGTCAGGATGATGACTGGATGGCATGGCAGATGCCGACAACCGCTAATCCATGGATTGACCCTACAGAAGTAGATAAGGCTGGGGAGTCTCTGCCCAGCATCGCTTTTCGTCAGGAGTATTTAGCGGAGTTCGTTGATGCGGCTGGAGCTCGTATCAAGCGGGAGTGGCTACGCTTTGGCGATGCCCCTGAAGGTTTGCCGGTCTACCTTGGTGTTGACCTTGCTATATCTACCAAGGCGGAAGCAGACTACACCGCCGTGGTTGCTCTGAGCCGTGCAGAGGATGGCACGATCTACGTGCTGGATGTAAACCGTACGCGTGCAGACTTTGCTTCCGTGTTGCGGTTCATCGAGGCTATGGCGGATAAGTGGCATCCGGTTATGATTGGCATCGAGCAGGTGCAATACCAAGCCGCTGTCGTGCAGGAGCTCATGAGGCGTACGAAACTACCTATCCGGGGCATCAGGCCAGACCGGGACAAAGTAACCCGCTTTGGGCCTTTAGAAGCCCGGTACGAGCAAGGGCAGGTTGTGCACGTTGACGGCTTGCCACCTTACTGGCAGGACGAACTGCTATCCTTCCCGGTTGGCAGGCATGATGACGTGGTCGATGCGATGGCGTACGCTTGGCAGGTGATTGGACAACGTAAGGGTTGGGGAGCCGTCTAAAATATATCTCTTATATCATTGCAGTATATATACTTAGAGTGTATATTATCTACATCAAGCAGGGAGATAGAGATATGACTACAAGAGAAGAACAACTGATCAACGAGCAAGCTAGAGTAGAAGCGCAAGCACGATTGGCTGCGTTCCGTGCAAAAGCAAAAGCATCTGGGTTCGTTGCACCAGCACCAAAGAATCCAGCTAAACTTGGTCAGCTTGCAATGGTAAAAGTTGGCTGGTTCCATGTTCATGGTTATGTTGTCAAAATCGATGGAATGTTTGTATGGATTGAAAGTGAAAGTAAATCATATAAAGTACACGCACTAGGATGTAAATACTTCAACCGCTAATCACACAGGCCCCCGCAAGGGGGCTTTTTCTTTGAGCGGAGCAGGCCGTAGGCCTCCTGTGGGATACTGAGGGCATGGGTATCTTTGACCGATTCTTGGGGGGCAAGGCTGTAGCCAACCCGACACAAGCACTACCACTGCCGCTTAGTCAGTCCCGTGATGTCTACCTAACCGGCTATGGCTCCGGTCAGCTGCAAACACTCCTGCGCCGTGCGCTTCCAGGGAGTACCAAAGACTGGGCACGAGTAGCGGGAGACCTTGGGCTTAACGGTATCGTGGCAAGCGCGATTGACTGGTACATCAGGAACTTCCCACAGGCTACA